CGCACCACCGGCTGGATACGCACGAAAAGCGAATTGAACACATTGAGCATATGGAAAGCGAGGAGAAAAAGCATGAAGATCAACTGGCTTGTACGAATCAAAAATAAGGCCTTCTGGGTGGCGCTGATTCCCGCCGCCCTGCTGCTGATTCAAACGGTGGCCGCCCTGCTGGGATTCAGCCTGGATTTGGGCGATGTGGGCGACAAGCTGCTGGCGGTGGTGAACGCCATCTTCGGCGTGCTGGTGATTCTGGGCGTGGTGGTGGATCCCACCGTGGACGGCGTAAGCGATAGCGCCCGGGCCATGCAGTATCAGGAGCCGCCCGAGAATTGCAAGCAGTGCGATAAAGCCGAGGGCTAATTCATGGAGCACGGAAGGGCCGAGTACGAAAAGGCCATTGATGGCTGGGTGCGAAGTGAGCGAGATCGAAAAGCGCTGAAACGGAAGTACCTGGACGGCTTCACCTATGAGGCCATCGCCGAGGAACTTTGTATCAGCCCGAAAACCGTGCAAAATATTGTAAAGCGGTGGCGCACTGCCATTGCGAGCCATTTATAAGGCGAGGCCGGGGAGAAATCCCCGGCCCATTTTTTATTTCATCAGGCTTTCCATGGAGCAGCCCAAAGCGTTGGCAAGCTTGAAAAGAGAATCAGATTTTGGGATGCACGCGCCGCGCTCCCAACGAGAAATCACATTTTGTGGAAGTCCCATTTTTTCGCCAAGCTGTTCCTGAGTGAGCCCGGCCGCCAGACGCGCGGAGGCGATGGGAGAAGAAGCTCCACGGGAGCGGGGATCAGTCCTCGGCATCGGATATTTCCTCCAATAATCTATCAATTTGGCTTATGCAATAAAGATGCATCTTTTTTTTAAATAAAAGAGATTCGCGATATTCATCCAGCTCTGTCCACGCTTCCGCCGCTTTGTTCGTTTTCAGCACTTCTTCGGGATCAATTTGCAGGCTGGAATCCCCTTTTTTAATGCCCACAATGCGTACCGCCCCATGAATGCCGTCCACCTCTTTGGAAAGCATATTATATTTCCTTTTCGCTTCCCAATAATCAGGGCCGGAAAAGGCTTCGCACGCATAGGGCTTTTCCGAGGCTACCGAAGTGCTTCGCACTTCCACACGGAAGCTATCATAATAGTGATTGATGGGCTCATCAATGCTGTCCCCCAGCTTTTCGCCAGCTTGCCATGCCACTTCCCACAGCCATTCCTGATCATCCGGGAATTTTTCCAATTCCTTTTCCATTCCGGCAGCCTGGCAAAGCTCCTTCATGGCTTCCACATCTTTTTCGCCGGAATCAATAATACGCTGGGCGATCATTTCCGTATCCTTCATGCTTTTCCCACCCTTTCTATCTTTATGAATTTTCAGCGCCTGATTTCTTTTTGGCGGCACGGCATTTGGCAATGTTTTTTGCATTTTGAGATTTTGGGCCCACGGCATAGCTGCATTTTGAATAGGGCATATTCATGCGCACAGCCTTTTCCGATATGCCCAGGTATTGGGAGATTTCCGGAACGGTAAGGCCCATAAGGCGCAGACGCGTAACTTCCCGCGCCCGCTCCGTCGGATAAACGCCATTGGAGATTAAAATTTTCTTGATCGTCTGATGGGAAAGCTTCAGCGCTTTCGCGGATGCTTTTACGCTATTTGTGATCTCGTACATTTCCAAAATTTCTTTTTGCTTCACGGCATTCACCTCCTCCCTTGACAATTTTCCATGAATATGATATATAATAGGCATCTCCTTTCAGGAGCGAATTGAAAAATGTGGAGACGGTATCACTTTTTCAAGAGAGAGCGCGTAAGCGCTCTTTTTTTATTCACCCAAAATTTTGTTGATTTCATCCAGCCGGGCCAAAAGTGCTTCCCTTTCCTTCATCAGCGCTTCCCGATCCACTTTTACATCGCCCTTGATGTGAATTGTATACCGGGGATCGGAAGCGGAAACTAATTCATACGCCTTGGCTTTGGGAACGTTGTACACTTCCACCACGCTCCCGGCGGGAATGACGGTTGTCCAGTTCCGTGCGCTTCCATCGCTCCTGGGTTCGCCAGAGATAAAGGCCGCGTCGTCGCCAACCTTCGCGCCACTGTCCCGGCCAAACGCTGCGGCGATGGTTTTTCCAGCGATGGTAATCGGCGCGTGCTGCCCAATCACATCCTTGGAAAATTCAATCACCAGCGTTACGGTTTCGGCGGCGGGCTCCTGATCCGTTTCACCGTAAATATCCATCATGATCTCCCGGGCCGCATCCAGTGCGTCGGCCTTGATCTCCCAGCGGCGGGAATCCATATCCCATTTGCCGCCCATCAGCTTAATGCGGCTGACGAAGTTCGCGTTGTAGGGGCTCCTGATGTAGGCTCTGCTCCCCTTCGTTTCCACTTTGATAGCTGGCATGTTCTTTCCTCCTGCCCGGCGGCTTTCCCCGCCTGCGGCCCCTTTCGATGGTCTTATTATAGCACAAATATGTACTATTGTAAAGAAAAAATAAATTTTTTCCTTAAAAATGGCAGGTAGCGGAGCCCACATACACACAAGAATCATATTCGGCCCAGGAATCGCCCACACATTCCACATAAATGAATTTGCCATTTTCAGGATCGAACCAGCACTCGATAGCGCCATCATAAGGGGCTTTGCGGGCCATCGCGCGGGCGTGGGCCATAGCATTTTTGTTATCGGTAGCGGAGGCGGCGTAACCATTAGCGATCTTTTTCATGGTGGTAACTCCTTTCAAATCTGGGGCTTTGCCCCTTTCGATGGTCTTATTATAGCACATTTATGTATTATAGTCAAGCGTTTTCCAAATTTTTTCTGGAAAATTGCCGGAAATTTACCGCTTTTCTTCCTGAAATTTATCCCTTTTTTGGCTGGTGGTTTTGGCCTGCCCATGGCATGATGGGGGCAGGAAAGGGGTGGAAACAGTATGGCCAATTATCCAGTATACGGAATCCCGCAGGGCTACCAGCCGATGTACCAGCAGCCAGTATATCAGCAGCAGATGCAGCCTGCCCAGCAGCAGAATGCGGGCATGGTTTGCCGCCCGGTAATCAGCCGGGAGGAGGCGCTGGGAACGCCTGTGGACTTTATGGGCGGCACAACGATCATGCCCAATTTAAGTGATAAAAGAATCATTTATGCAAAGGTGTTCAACGCCCAAACGGGCCAGGCAGATTTTGGCGAGTTCCACCGTGTGACGGGGCAGGAGCAAAAGGGGGAAACGCCACAGGCATACGCCATGGAAAGCGATGTGCAAGCCCTGCGCGAGCAGGTAAAGGAGCTGGGGGAGAAACTGGCGGCCATGCAGGCCCGCAGACGGCCAAAGAAGGAGGAAACTGGCGATGATGAATAATCCATTGATATTGCTGATTCAGGCCGCCCAAAGTGGCGGAAACCCCATGCAGATCATCGGCCAGATGGCGGGCAATAATCCCATCATGGCCCATGGCATGAGGCTGGTACAAGGCAAAAGCCCGGATCAGCTTAAGCAGATGGCCCAAAATATGGCCCGGGAACGGGGCACCACGGCGGAAGCTGTGCTTCAAAGCCTGGGCCTGAAATAGCGATGCACCCGCGGGAGCGCGCGGCCCGTGATGCAAAATAAAATCAAAGGAGATCATAGAAAGATGGCAGATAATGATTTTTCCAGCGGCTACGCGGTAGGCGTAAGTGAAGGCAATCGCAATAATGGAGGCGGCATGTTCGGCGATGGCAACTGGCTGTGGATCATCGTGGTTTTTGCCCTGCTTTTCGGCTGGGGAAACGGCGGCTTCGGCAGCAATCGCGGAGGCGGACAGAGCAGCGCCGTGGACGGCTACGTGCTTACCAGCGATTTCGCCAACATTGAGCGGAAGATTGATGGCGTGAACAACGGCCTGTGCGATGGCTTCTATGCCCAGGCACAGCTGGTGAACGGCGTGCAGCAGAGCATGGCCAACGGCTTTGCTCAGGCGGAGCTTTCCAGGGCCAATCAGCAGGCGGCCATGATGCAGCAGCTGTACGCCATGGGCACGGCCCAGCAGCAGTGCTGCTGCGAAACGCAGCGGCAGATGGAGCGGGGCTTCGCGGACGTGAACTACAATCTGGCTACCCAGGCGTGTGATACGCGCAACACCATCCAGAATGCCACCCGTGATATCATCGATAGCCAGAACGCTGGCACCCGCGCTGTGCTGGATTTCCTCACGCAGGATAAGCTCGCGACGCTGCAAGCCGAAAACCAGAGCTTGAAGCTGGCGGCCAGCCAGGCAAACCAGAACAACTATCTGGCGGGCGTGATGAATCAGGAAACAAATCGTATCATCAATCGGGTGGCACCCTATCCCATTCCGGCCTATCAGGTGGCAAATCCCCTTGCTGGCTGCGGCTGTAGTGGATACAGCGGCGGCTGCTGCTAATGGGTGACGAATTTCGGGGCGGGAGCAATCCCGCCCCTGATGAAAGGATGAAAGAAAATGGCATGTAGAAATGTTTGCAGGCTGTGCGATCGGCTGATCATTTCCCAGGCGGTGAGCTTTACGGGCGGCAATCTGGTGGTAAATCTGCCCGCCGGAAGCTATCAGAATGGGCAAAAATACTGCATTGTGGTGGCCCAGGCAATCCCAGATGCCACCACTATCAACGCGCCAGTGTACATCACGATCGGCACGGGAACGGCGCTGTACCCGCTGACAAAGTGCAACTGCGCCCAGGTTACGGCCTGCGGAATACGCACCCGCACCAAGTATTCCGCCATTGTTTCCACCACGGCCACCGGCGGCGCCTTCAAGCTGCTGGGTCGCCCGGCCTGCGCGCCAAATAATCAGCTGGCGGCTGTGGATGGCACGGCCCCCACTACGGAAGGAGGCGCGACAACGTGAACGGAATAACGATGAGAATGCTCCCCCGCCGAAATGATGAGCGGGAGGAACCCATGGAGCGCCGATACGAGCCGGAAAGCCGCAGACGCATGAGGGAAGAAGCGTGGAAGGAGCCGGAGCGGGAACATTGGCCGGAAACTGAAACGCGCCGTACTATGGCGTACAGCTACCCAATGCGGAGCGCGGAACCGATGCGCCGCCCTGCGGAGCCGGAGCGTACCATGCCAAGGGCCGGGCTGTATGATGGCGGCGGGATGGGCTTTGGCGCTGTAGCCCACTATGAGGATGAGCAGCGGCAGGAAAGCCGCCCCGCTATCCGCGCCACCGGCACTGTGTGGATGAATCAGCCGGAGGATGAAGGCATGGAATTCGATCGGGAAACTGCAGAGCGCTGGGTGAGGGGAATGGAGGGCACGGATGCTAATCATCCCCGCGGGGGCAAGTGGACGGCGGAGGCGCTAAAGCCGCTGGCCCAAAAGAATGGCTTTCCAACGGATGGGCCGGAATTTTGGGAGTTTTACGCCATGGCCAACGCCATGTACAGCGATTACGCTGCCACGGCAAAACGATACGGCATAAGCACGCCGGAGTTTTACGCGGAGCTGGCCAGGGATTTCATCCACGATGCGGATGCGGAGCCGGATAAGGTTGCACGCTACTACAAGTATATTGCCAGGAAATGAAAATGGCCCCGCTGAAAGGCGGGGCTTTTGCATGGGCGATTTATGGCGGCATATACATATGCTGCTACAAATCACCCACGCACGCAAAAAGAAATTCATTCATCCTGCGAAGCCAAGCGCGGGTACACTTCCAGCTCAAATTGATTGCCGTCCACCACTGTGCGGCCATTGATGATGTTCCCGCGCTGGGATTTGTGGTACACAATTTTGGATATGCAGGATTTCAGCATCCGATTTTTTTGCCCGGCGCTGGAATGATCGTACACATCCAGCAGGGATTTAATCTGATCGTGAAGCTGGGCGATGGGCACGTACTGGGTTTTCGCCTGCCGGTTTGCCTCGGCGATTTCTCCATCGAGGGCGGCCATACGCTGTTTGAGGGCGATGTGGCGGGCGGTAAACAAATCCTCCGAATATAGCCCCCGCTCTAGCAAATCGTACAGCTTGTCCAGCTGGGCCGCTGTGGCGGCCTTTTCCTTTTTCAGCGCCTCGATGCGGGCCAGGGCGGAGGCGATGGCCGGATTGGGATCAGGCTGCCCATCCGTTTCCGCCGATTCCATCCATTGGCGCAGGGTGGAAAGAATGGATTGCTCCACATCCTCAAAATAGGTGGCCACAGTGGGGCACCCGGGCGTGTGGCAGAATAGCCGATCCCGCTGGCGGCCACAGGCGGCCTTGCGGCGCATGATGTGCCCGCATTCGGCGCACACCAGCAGCCCGGCCAGGGAATTGGCGCAATATTGCCCATCATTTTTGGGAATGCCCTGGGCGTGATTAAAGCCGGGGCTGGCGGCTGTGCCTCTGGGCCGGGGGGAATGCAGCTTGCGCTGGCAGGAATCGTATAATTCCCGGCTGATAATGGCCGGGTGAAGCCCCTGCACAAGGGTGTAATCCTTGGTGATTACGCGCTTTTTGCGGATGGCGCCATTCTGCATTACTTTGATCTGCTTATCGTGCCCATCCCGAATCATGCCCAGATATACTTCATTCGTAATCATCCGGTGGATGCGGCTCTCATTCCACACGCTGCCGTATTGCCCGGTGGGCGTGCCTTCCTCCCGAAGCTGGCGGGCGATGATTACCAGCCCATCATCCGTGGCGGCGTACTGCTCAAAAATACGGCGCACCACAAGGGCCTCCTGCTCATCAATGGCCAGCGTGTAGCCCTTATCCCCATGGATTTTCACTTTGCGATAGCCGTATGCCGGGCGGGAGTAAATATAGCGCCCCTCCATCACGGATTGCTTGCGGCCCGCCTGGATGCGCCGGTTGATGCTTTTGTACTCCCGCCGGGCCATGAAAAGGCCAAATTCAAAGTATTCCGTATCAAATTCATTATTGGGATCATACGTTTTGGCCAGCGTGATAATCTTCGTGCCGCTGAATTGGAAGGTTTCCGCCACCCGGCCCTGATCGGTGGTATTGCCGCGGGCCAGCCGCTCCACCTCCGTGCAATAAATCCCGGCCCACATACCGGCGGCCACATCGTGGAGGAGCTGCTGCATCTGGGGCCGATTGTCGATGGATTCGCCGGAGACGATTTCCCGGTACACCCGGGAAATATCGTGCCCGTTGCGCCGGGCCAGATTTTGCAGCATGGTAAGATGGCGGGAAAGGGTTTCACCCTCGCCCCGGGCCTCGGCCTCCAAATCGGCCCGGCTTTTTCTCAAATAGATGGCGTATTGCTCAGGCATGGCGGCTGCCTCCTTATCCAAGATGGAAAATGCGGCTGATGGGATAAAAGGCGGCCTGCCCATAGCGGATAAGCCCGCGGCTGCCACTGGTAACATCCCAAATAAACCACACACAAAGCAGCCCAATCAATGAAAGGGCCACAATGCGCCAGATCATTTTATCACGAGTTACAGCTTCCAAATGCCGATCCCGGACGGCATTTTCCATTTGGTGGGCCTCTTGCAGAGCCTTTACGGCGTGGGCATGGTTGTCGCGCATCGTTTCCATATCCCGGGCGTTGGAGGTGTGCAGGCTATCCATCTCCCGCTGGTGTACCTCCTTCATATCCGTAATATAATCGGATTGAAAGGGAGAATCCTGCACGCCCTTTGGCAGATAGGATGCCGGGTCCAGCCGGATGCCCAGGGCGCAGCAGATGGCGTACACCCTCACAAAGCCCGAATCCGTATTTGTATTGAGAAAATTATCGATTGTTCCTTTAGAATTCTGCGTCATATCGGCCAGCTGCTGGGAAGTGATGCCCTGCCTTGCCATTTCCTGCTTTACGGCTGCCCGAAGATCATCAATTTTCCAGGGCTGTTCAGGATTTCGTGTGCTTTTTTCCATGATTTTGCATCCCCTTTTTAGTTTTCTGGCGCGATGCTCAAAATCTGGCCATTGCCAAATTTATGCATCTGTGGTATGCCTACATCAGCGGCGCCTCTTATGGCCCAATGGTAGCACGTTGATAAAAAAATAGCAAGAATGGAGGCCGGTCTAAAAATGAGCTTTTATGATGAAATTTGTCGCATGGTGTCGGAAATTGTTTCTCAGCGCAGCTTGAAGAAAATATACAAGTTTGTGCGCATGCTGTACAACGCGGAAAGGAAAGCCCTATGAGCGAACGACCTGTGCGGGAAAAGCTGATGGATTTGCTGGAAAGCATGTGCGATTTGGATTTGATGGATGTATACGCCTTTGCCATGGCCATATATCGCAAAAGGCAAGCGGAGGGGTAAAAGAAGCCAAAAAATTTACCGTTTGTCTATGTCTTTTTTTGAAAAAGTGTGGTACAGTAATGCTGCACGGGCAGAAATCAAAAAGGGGGATGCAGTATGGCGACGAGTACCATATTTAGAAGTATTTATGTAAGAAATGCCGGGCAATGCCGCAAACTGGTGTCCGCTCTTGAAAGGGCGGAAGAAGCGTACAAAAAGCAGCCTGCGTCCGTGCAGGAGGCGCGTACCCTTACCAAAGAGCAAATTCAAAAAATATTTGGTGGAGAACAAAAGTAAACCAGGAGGCAGGGCCATATGGCGGAGATGACCGGCTATTGGCAGGCGAATCTTATACAAATGATGGAGGCATTGGGGGCGGAGGCTGTGCAGAAGCTTCTTGCCTCCTTTTCGTGCCCTGGAAACGCGGATGTGGAGGATTTTTTACACAATAAGGCCATAGAATTTGCCAGGCAACAAATAGCCGCCGTACACCTTGTGTTTACCAGCTATCAGGGTAAGCCGGTTTTGGTGGGATATTATGCGCTGGCAAATAAAGTATTTATCATACGCAATACATCGCGGCTTTCTGCAAAACTGCGGGGGAGGCTGAAGCGCTTTGCCCGATTTAATAATGAGCTACGACAATACGAGCTTTCCATACCGCTGATTGGCCAACTGGGCAAAAACTATGCCAACGGATATGATAAGCTGATATCTGGGGATGATCTACTGCAATTTGCATTTGAAAAAATACGAATCATGCAAATGTGCGTAGGCGGAAAATTTGCCTATTTGGAATGCGCGGAGATTCCATCGCTGGTACGCTTTTATGAGCGAAACGGGTTTGTAGCGCTGGATGTGCGAAAACTGGATAAAGCGGAAATTGGCCTGGATGGGCACGAAGCCTATTTGCAAATGATTAAATATTTTTAAAGAAGACACAAAACGCCGGGGGTTGACCGTCCCGGCGTTTTGATGTATGATAATGGAAAAGGAGGGGGACAAATGAAAAAGGTCATCGGGATTCTTTTGGCATGCCTACTCATGGTTTCCACAGTTGCTGGCTACGCGGAAGATGAAAAAATTGCTTTTGAAAACGAAAGCTATCAGGTGCTTGTAAAAAAGACGATCACATTAAAGCCAGGCACCCAAGGGATTGAAGAAAAATTAAAATATGAATGGGAAAGCAGCAACCCAGAAATTGCAAAGGTAAAAGCGGGAAAAGTTACGGGTGTAGCCGCTGGAACGGCCACTATTACCTGCACGGCAACCGGAAAAAGCGAAAAAACTTATACGGCCCAATGCACTGTTGAAGTGCTGCAACCCGTTACAAAGATAACGGCGGCACAAAAAAAGGTGGAGCTTCCTTCTGGCGTGAGCTTTTCGCCTGAAATTACTGTGGAACCGGAAAACGCAACCATTAAGGATTTGGAATGGAGTACATCCAATCCGAATGTGATTATGGTTTTCGACGAAGGCGTATTCAAAGACGGAAGAATCAGAACGACGGGCGCGGGCAAAGCAACGCTAACCGGTAAAGCAACGGATGGATCGGGGAAAAGCGTTAAAATTACCGTAACTGTGCCCAAGGTATATGTCACCCAAAAAAAGATAACAATTACTGATCCAAAAGGCGTGGAATTTGGCTATCAATATAATGTTTCCGGCTTTTTGACGATGGGAATACAAGGTGACGCCATTTCAACAGATGGAATGGATGATAAAGATGGGCTGAAAATGATGAGGCTGATTCCGAAAAAAGCAGGAACTTCCTCTATCATTTTTACCGTAAACGGGAGAAAGGCCCTGACGGTAAAGGTAACGGTTGAAAAGTCGGCACTAAGTGAAAAGTAAAAAGGCAAAGGTAAGAAAAATCCCGGGCATTACGCCTGGGATTTTTTTTGTGCATCGTTCAGGTATTCCAGAATTTTTACCAGCAAATCATCCGGCATGGAGGCCACGGCCCGCAGGATGATTTTTTTTGCCTCGCACTGGCCGGTGGCCGCCTGGGCCAGCAACTCAATATCGCTGGTGCGCTGGGGATCGCGCATTTCACCTTCGCCGGTTTCCAGCCAGTGGCGGCTGATACCGTATTCCCGGCATATAGATAAGGTGAGCTGCTCAGATGGAACACGGTTGCCACTTTCGATTTGCGCGATGGTATTTTGCTTAACGCCAACCCTCTCGCCAAAAGCGGTTTGAGTAAGCCCAGCCGCCAAACGAATTTCTTTAATCCGTTCTTTCAACACTTTCACCTCCTTGTGAGATAATAATATCACAAGAATATCACAAAGTCAATAAAAAGGTGTTGACAATACGCTCTCAGTGATATATAATAAGCACACAGTGATAAAGGAGGTGACGAAAAGGATGACCCAGGAAGAGCGCACGAAAGCGATTCAGGAAATCATCGGCCTGGTAAACCGCATGTCGGACGTCAAGGCGGAGGAAGCGGCGCGGAGCGTGGTATTTGCCCAAACGTATTACGAATTGGGCCGCCTGAGCGCCCAGCACGACAAGGCCAGCGCCTAAGCGCTGGCCGGGAAGGAGAAAAAGTCAGTGAAACAATCCACGAATCCAGGCGAAAACTTCTTCGGGCGTGAAACCGCCAAGAATCCAGCCAAGCAGAAGGCCAAGCCAAAACTGCCACCAAGAGCGCCGGGCGGATCGCCTCTCGGACGCATCCTGCTTGGCGCTTTGTGCGGCTTCCTTCTTGGCTTTCTCACGAAGGCGTTCAAGTTCTTCGTTCTTGGCATCCAGTGAGCGCTGCCACTCGGCTACGGCATCACGGCCCATGGCGGTGGGCCGAACGTAATCTTTATCGTAGCCGAGAAAGGCAAGCTCAGCAACGCTCAAATATCCGGCATGGCGAAGCGTCCTAATCCGCTGTTGCTGCCGAACGTCCTGCGGATAAGGTAACTGCCCATCAGGCGATTTTACAAGGGATTGCAGATATTGTAAATCCTCCACGGATAGAGCGGGAACGGACTCCGAAAGCGCATGATATTTTTGGCCCATAGCATACACCAACCCAATTTTTGATGATTATACCACACGAAGCAGGAAAGGAGAACAAGCCCATGAATTGGCTTCAAAAGCATGAAATGCTGGTGACAATTATCGTGTCCGTCATTGCGGCGCTGGTAACCAGCCTGATACTAAAGCAACGAGGATGGTTGTAATCACGCTGACGATGATGGGCACCAGCACGCTTTTCACCAAAAAGTCACGCACGGCGGCCCAGTGATAGTACCGGGCATGGTAGCCCTTGGCCTCCAATTCAAAGCCGACGACGTTGCCATGCTGATCCGTGCCATAGCGAATGTAGCCCCGCTTTTCCAATTCACGCACACAGGCCATGACACGATGCTCGGATAGGCCAGTGCCGGAGGAACAATCGGGGTAAAAGTCCAGGAAAAGCCAGTATCCATCAAATTTGGGAAATTGGCGCTTGATGAAGGAAAGAACGGTATGGCAGGAACGATCCACAAAAATCACCTCAGGCCCATTGTAGCACGGGGCGGAGAAGGAGGACAAGCCCATGCAATCACTCTATCCCGAAGAGCTTTTCGACAAACTTTTTCAGGCCGCTGGCCAGCAGCCCAAAAACAGCATCCAGCGCGTGGCCTGTGAAAGCATTGCCGCTATGCTGCTGGCGCTGATCTATCGAGCGGATAGCCTGCGAAAGCTGCTGCGCGTGGCGCTGGCTCTGCTGGGCGTGAATCTCGTCCTGGCGGCGGCGCTGGCGATCCTGCTCTGCTTCCAGTAGGGCCACCCGGCCTGCATCCGTGATGGTCCATCGCCCCGTTTCCCATTCCTGGCGTATTAGCTTTTTGGCGGCCAAGGAGCGAAAAACGGCGCGATCATCAGGATCAAGCCGCGAAGGGGAAAGAGATAAACCGGCACGGATGTGCCGAAGCAGACGATATTCAGAATCAAGCATCCATCCACCCCCATTTTTGATGATTATACCACACGAAATAGCGAAGGGAAAAGAAAACGATGACATTACTGGAAGCGGTACGCCTGATCAAAGCGCCCAACGAGTACGGCATGAGCGTGGAATATGGTGGAATGAATGGCGGCCTGACGGCGGAGGTGCTGGCGGGATTGAAGGATAAAAAAGTCCAGGAAATCCGCATTGAAGAATGCACCATGTGCATCATCCTGCGGCTGGCGGATGCAGAAATAGCCATCAGCCCTTTTGCCTCCTGCAAATGCTGATGAAAAAGGGCATACCCTGCACTGAAAGGAGATGGGCCAACAATGGCATGTATCAAGGAGTATATGTGCGGCAATGCGCGCATCCGCATCATGGATGATGATATTGCCCCGCCGGAGGAACAGGAGCGAATCAAAAAGCAGCTGATGGCCATTGCCTGGGAAGTGAAAAGGGAATTTGCCCAGCTGCCAAAGGAGGAACAGGATCGGCGCAACGAAGCGGCCCGAAAGTTCCGGGCCGCGCTGGATGCCAGGCCGATTGTGCCCATCAGCTAATGAAAAAGAGCCGCCTTATGGGCGGCGGAGGGAGGGACAAGCCAATGGAGAAAGAGGAATTCAAGAGCCGAGTATATACGGATAGGCCGCCATATGCGGATTTTGATCCGCCGCACAAATTTGCAGCGATTTTATCGATCGTTGGCAAGCATCTACTAGCTCATCCAAAAGCCATCTGCTCGTATAGCGGAGGAAGCGATAGCGATATTTTGATCGATATTATCGAGCGTACACGCGAAATGTTTTGCTTGCCCGAAGTCGATTACGCATTTTTCAATACGGGGCTGGAAATGAAGGCAACAAAAGATCATGTAAAAGATACAGCGAAAAAGTACGGCGTGGAGATTAAGGCATATCGCCCACAAAAAAGCATCGTCCAGGCAACGCGAGAGTACGGATTGCCATTCGTATCCAAAATTATGTCGCAAGGGCTTGAGGGGATTCAAAAGAAAAATATCCCGCTGACGATTGCAGACGAATACGCGAACGCCGAGGATAAAGAGGCCAAGCGTGAAGAATTGCGGAAAAGATATCCAAAATGTGAAAGCCAAATCAATTTTCTTTGTTGCTGCAACTCAAAAGGCGAACCCAGGCCCAATATTCAGCTTGTGATTAATTCAAGCAAATATATGCTTGATTTCATCAAAGAGAATCCAATCCCATTTCGAGTGAGCAATCGTTGCTGTGATATATGCAAGAAAAAGGTGGCGCACGAAATACAGAAGGGCTATGAAATGGTGATCACCGGGGAACGCAGAGCGGAAGGCGGTATGCGATCTGTGCCGCGAAAAGATAATACAAGCATGTGTTTTACGGAGACGGCAGACGGCAGTTTCCGATTGAGGCCACTATACTATGTAACGGATGAGGATAAAGCCTGGTACAAGAAAAAATACAAAATCAGATACTCGGATGCATACGAGGTATATGGCCTTACGCGCACTGGATGCTGTGGATGCGCCATTTCATCCAAGGCCGTAGAGGATTTGGAGAAGATCAAGCCCTATGAGCCTAATCTTGTAAAAGCTGCATGGAATGTATTTGGAGATAGCTATCGATATCGGCAAAAATACAATGAGTACAAAGCTGAGAGGATACAAAGGAAAAAAGGAAAATGAATTTTCCCATTTGCGAAAGCGGCGGCCTGAGGGACACAATTGCCTACCTGAAAAGAAGGCGCAGCGCCAGGGCCATTGCACGGGCATGTGGCGTGCCGCTGGAAAAAAGAGAATTGCGCCTGGTGGCTGGGGATGAGCATCCGAAGGATGTGCTGGCATACTGGAAGCCGGAAAAAAGCGCACCCAGCTGGCGTGCCTGTGGGCGCTCACCCACCACGCCACAACCTTTGAATATTGGCGGCCCAGAAACGCGAGGGGCGTGGCGTGGATTGTGCCTGATCCGGCAGTGGATTGGAGTACGGAGGAAACGGCGGAGAGCTTCATAGCCTACAGCCTGCTATTTAATTATTATATCAGCTGCAAACTGGCCGGAATCAAAACTTGCACGATACACAGCGAATATCAGAAGCCCAAAATGGAAGGATTGAAGCGAAATGAAAGGCATATCTCCCACCTATATTGCCCGCACCCGTAACGGGCTGGTGTACCACCCGGCCATTGGCAGAATGCCAAAGGGCTGGCGGGCCGAGGTGGTGCGCACGGAAACCCCACTGGACGTGGCGGCGGATATCCTGCTGGCCGTGCTGGAAGCGGCGGGCGCGCTGGCGCTGCTGCTTGGCGTGGTGTGGCTGCTGGGAAAGGCGGGCGTACTGTAAATGAGCGGAAAGCATATCAAGTACGCCCTTTCCATCCGGAAAAAGAGCGAACTGGAAAGCTATCTGTGCCCGGAGGCCTGCTACACCATGGATGCCAATGGCAAGCGGATAGAGGATCACGAGGGGCCGCGCCCACACAAAAAGGTGATTGATCTGGCCGCCTGCGCCGAGTGCGAAAGCCGCTGCGCCTATGGCACGCGGTATATGCGGCTGGTAAGCCTGGAAACGCTGGCGGCCTTTGGCTGCGGCGGCAAGTGCGATCAATGCATCCAGCCCTGCGGCATGTATATTCCCATGGTGGAAAAGATTTACGAGCGGCGGCAGAAATGGCGGGCCGCCAAACAGCAGGCGTGAGCGGCCAGCGAGGCCGCGCATGCGGCGCGAGGAACGCGGCACGGGCTGTACTACCCGCCCGGGTGGGTTCAAATCCCACCCGCCGCACCAGGCGGAAGATGATGCTTCCGCCCCTCTTAGGGGTAAAACCCCGGCCCTACCCCTGCATCCCATCCCCGGGGCGGGCGGCCCCCTGCTTGAAGGGGGCCTATTCCACGGACGTGTGGCGCAATGGCAGCGCGGCCGCCTCATAAGCGGTATGTTCCCGGTTCAAGCCTGGGCGCGTCCACCACAGCCGCTTGGGCATGGGCGGTTGAACCCTCCGAAGGCAAAGCGGAAAGACGCTTGGCGGCCCGGACAGACGGGCACATGCGGCACACGGTTTGGGCGCGGGAACACAGGGCCCAGCGCTGGCCGGTTCGGCTCCGGCCTGCCGCACAAGCCCCGGCTGCCTACGCCGGGTTACCAACCAGGTGGCGGTAATGCGCCGAAGCGAAGCAAAGCATGGTCCGGGTTCGAGCCCCGGCAATAGGCAGGGTGCGCCAGCGGCCAAAGGCTGCATATTGTTTTCATATTGCTTTGTGGATGCAATAATAAGTCCTCCTCCTAGTGTACGGCAGAGTACAGCTGAGAGAGAAAGCCCAATAAAGGCCATTCTGCAAGGCCAAGGGCATGGCAGGTTCGGGGATTCCTGCCAATTCCGTGCGGCAAACCAGGTAGGCGCAGGGAGGTACCACCTGCGCAAGCCGGTGCAACTCCGGCGGGCCGCGCCAACGCGCTGATCAGCGCCCATCAAGCCAGAAAGGAGGAAAAGCCGGGATGTGGGCAACGGAAATCCTGATGAATGTTTCCCAAAAAATAGTAGTAGAATCCTTGGGCTTTGGATGTGCCAAAAAAAGCCAAATCACATGCGCTGGCATACGGCCGCTACGGGCCAGTAGCCGGGGAAGTAATAGAAAGCAAAAAAAGAAGCGCCCGGTGACCAGTGCCGGACGCTTCCCGCGCAGAGAGAAAATAAAACGCTTCTTTATTATATAGGAAAGAAAGGGAAAATACAATGGCGGATTTGATTGAGCGGGAAATAGCAATCGAAAGGATAAAAAGCTATGGGGAAAACGCGATTTCTGCCGGGCGAAAAAACCTTGATCCGGTGGACGATATTATTGAAATAAGCCGAATGATCTCCGATATTCCTACCGTGGATGCCGTGCCGGTGGTGCGCTGCAAGGATTGCGCTTTCGCTACAAAGCAGGAAACTTTTGGGCCGGGAATCGTTTTTTGCAACGAAAATTACAGGCCCTATCCATTAAGTGGATTCTGTAGCAAGGGCACAAAGGAAGGCGGCGAAGAAGATGACGATTAAAGGCCTGCAAAAGCTGGCGAGCCAGCATCCGGGAAATCTGACGATTATCAACGAAATGGCGGATGGCGAAATCACCCGCCAGTACATCAGCGTGTGGGGCCAGGGAGTATACCCGGCGGATGGGCTGCCCACGCTGGATGAGGAAAGCATTCTGGCGCTGCTGGATGTGCCGACGGATAAAAGGAAAAGCTGGACGGTAAAAAGCGCCAGGCTGGATCAATTCACCTGGGCGGATGTGCTGGCGGATAACGCACCGAGTGATCAGGCTGCGGCGGAGCTGCCGGTGCGCCTGATCGATGAAACGGCGGAACTGAAATTTTTTGAAACCTTCCTGGGGGACAGGCCCCTGATTGCCATTTACCCGGAATATTTGAAGCCCGTCGGGCTGACGCGGGAGCATACCTTTTGGACGAGAACGATCCATTCTAATGAAGAAACGGGCGAAAAAAGCATGCTGCTGATCGTAAAACTGGGCTATCAGCTGGCGGCGGCCATTAGCCTGCGGGAACACTGGGCCGAGGATGAAAAGAATTTGAAGGCCGTGCGCATGATCCACCAGGCGGCAGAGGATATTTTCCAAAGAAAGGCCCCCATTGAGCCATGAGGTGCCCCAGTGCTGCCAACGCTGCGGAAATTTCCGCAGCCAAGCGGACAGGGTGCGGCACAAGGAGTGCGCGGCCTTTGGCACCACGGCGGGGGTGAAGGAAAACCGCTGCGGATACTGGCAGCCCCGCTTTGATTTCGGGGCCAGGCGACCGGACGGGAAGGAAAAAGAAGGGGCGGAAAACGCCCCTTGTAATCCTTGCTAAAGCGATTAACATTTCGCACATTGTGAAAAAATGGAAATCACAGACCTCCACCAGGGGGGTAGGGGGGTGTGCCGCGGGGGGCGGGGGGACGCCAACCGATGGGAAGCGGGGGCAAGCTGAGCCCGTCCCCCTGCCCCCAGGCCCTGGCAAGGAACGGGCCGAACAAGGAAGAAGCCAATAGGCGGAGAGAGGATAAAAGCCATGGGATACTACGAGAAGCGGATTTGGTCTGGGCCTCTGCTGGAAGTGGCCCGGTACAACTCCCTGCGGGCTCCCGGGGAAAAGGCCGGGCGGGGGCCTATCGAGGAGGCACAGGCCCAGAAGCAGGAATTGCTGAATGATATCAATGCCTGGAAGAAGCTGAATCGGCTCATCCTGTGTAATTTCAGCCGGGCCAACCGGGATCAGTTCATCACCTACACGCATCGGCAGGCCATCACCCAGGAGGCGGCCATGAAGGAGGAGCGGAATCTGATCGCCAGATTGAAGCGGGCCCGGAAAAAGGCGGGGCTGGATCCGCTAAAGTACATCGCGGTGACGGAGGAACAGGGCGGCTGGCACACCCACCTGATTGTGAATGGGGGGCTGACGCTGGATCAGCTGGTGGATGCCTGGGGAAGCCGGGGCAGGGTGATGGTATCCGCTCTGGAAGAGCAGAGCGATTACAAGGCGCTGGCGCGCTATCTGACGAAGCAGGCCAAAGAGTGCCGAAGCAAAAAGGGCGAGGACGGCCAACCGGCCATGAAAACGCCCCGGCAGAAGTATCAGCGCCGCTGGCATGGCAGCCGGAATTTGCTGCGGCCCGTGGAAGAAGTGAAGCCAGCGCCCAGGCCCCGGGCGGGCGAGCCGAAGCCGCCCAAGGGCTATCGGCTGGTGGATTGGGCCTACGGCGTGGATAGTATGGGCTACGCCTACCTGGAATATTCGTGCATGGCGGAAGATGGAAAGGGGAAGAAGCATGGCAGGAAAAAGCGAAGCGTATCTGCGGGAGCCCACCGAAAGCGTGGAGCAGCAGCGGCTCTTTCAGTGGGCCCGCATGGCCAGCGGCGGAAAACCGGAGCTGAAAATGCTCTATCACATCCCCAATGAGGGAAAGCGCAGCCGCGTCACCGGGGCCCGCCTGGTGGCGGAGGGGCTGAAACGGGGCGTGCCGGATATCTGCCTGCCGGTAGCCCGGGGCGGCTGCCATGGCTTGTATATTGAGCTAAAGCGGGAAAGAAGCGGGCGGGCCACGCCGGAACAGACGGAATGGATGAATGCTTTGATGCGCCAGGGCTACGCCGTGAGCCTGTGCCACGGCTGGGAGCGGGCGGCCAGGGTGATCGAGGAATATTTGGAGGGAGGAGGCACCTGCGATAACGCCAGCATACTGGGCAAAAAACAAGCTACAGGAGGGACGAAAAATGAAACTGTACAATGGATTTGACAAAAATATGCAATGCCGGGGCTTCCAGTTTGAGGAGGGCAAAACCTATACCCATGACGGGGATATCAAACTATGCGAGAAAGGGTTTCACGCCTGCGAAAACCCGCTGGATTGTTTTAATTACTACAACCCGGCTGAAAGTATCTACCGGGAAGTGGAAATGGAAGACGTATCGAGTGAACGGGAGGAAGATAGCAAGGTAGTCGGGAAAAGCATCAAAATTGGCGCCCGTATTGGCCTTGGAAAAATTACTCAAATCGCCGTTGAATATATCAATTCGCATATTGATAAAGGCCAAAAGCAACAGGTAATGGAGGGCAACTTCTCCGCAGCCAGCAACACGGGCAACTTCTCCGCAGCCGAAGTAAGCGGAAAACAATCCGTTGCGATGGCAATCGGGAAAGAAAGCAAAGTACGCGGCGCTCTTGGGTGCTGGATTGTATGCGCCGAGTGGGATGAAAACGGAATCAAAGATGTGCAGTGCGCCCACGTTGACGGTGAAAAAATAAAGCCGGATGTGTGGTATACGTTGAAAAAAAGTATTTTCGTGGAGGCTTATGCAGCCGAGGCGTGAGAAAGGATAAGCCATGAGCCGACGGGCTGCTTGGAAATTGTATCTACGCGAAGTATCTTGCTTTGCGCACTTGCGGAGGCATAGTTGGCCGAAGCTGAAAAAGCAAAATCGGAGATTCGCAAGGCGAAGAATAAAGCAAAAAGATAGGGGGGAATGGCGAGATGGCTATGACGATTGAAAATCTGGCCGCCAGCGGACACATTCCAATCAATTTTTGCCCCATGTGCGGGCGGCAGATCAGGAGGTGAAAAAATGAGCCAGATGAAAGAAAAAAAGCCGGTGGACGCGCTAAAAAAAATTCTGTACAGTTATAGGGCCACGCTGGCGATGCGGGATGAGTGTGAAGCGGAGATCGCGGAAAGCTTCGAGCGGGCTACCAGCTGCACTGTGCGCATGAAGCTGTACAAAGCATCGGGCGGAAAGGCAAGCTATGATCGCATGGCGGATGATGTGCTGGAAAGCGTGGATGGGCGGGCGCGGTTGGAAAGGGAAATGGAAAAGCTGAATCAGGAGCTGAATAAAATCCTGGATCTGATTGCGCTGGCTGATACGCGGGATCAGCGCCAAATCCTGATCATGCGCTATGTGCGGGGAAAGCCGTGGAAGGAGATTGCCAATTGGTGCCAGCACGAATGGGGAAAGGCGGATGGCTGGGCCTACGTTCAGCACGGCCTGGCGCTGAAAACGATCCGGGAAAAGGCAGGCTTCCCGCCGCCAAATGCGAGTAAATCGTAGTTGAAAATCCGAAAAAATGTGCTATGCTAATAGCGTGAAATTTCGGAAAAGGGAGCGGCCTGCGGGCTGGCTCCCTTTTTGTGTAGCCGGAGGAAGGCATGGAAGGCACGGACTTTGATCGCATCATGGCGCTGTGCGGGGATATGGAGCTGGAGAAAGAGCCGGAGCCGATAAAGGCGGAAGAAGCGGAGGACGGCACAAAGCTGCGCATCCACACGGAGCGGGGGAAGAAGATTTTCGATAAGCGCCGCTTCTTCTCCGAGAAATCGCTGATGGATGCCATGGATTGGTATTGGCATCCGGGCAAAGTTTATCACGTGCTAACGGGCGGGGATGTGGATTTTCTCAGCTTCCTGCGCTTCGCCCTGCGCCAGCAGCCTGCCGAGTATATGCTGATATCCAGCTGGTGCTACGGCGTGGAGGATGTGGCGGAAATTGCCTCCTGGGTGGAGCGGGGCTATGTGAAGCGGCTGGACGCCTACATGGGCGAGATTGCCGCCGCCAGCTACGCCATGTGCCAGGAGGAGCTGGCACAGGCCGCCGGGAAAACGGGCGGGCGCGTGGGCGTATTCAGGAATCATTCCAAGGTGGGCGTGATTCTGGGGCCGCGATTCAGCTGCGCCATTGCATCCAGCGCCAACGTGAATACGAATCCGCGTTGCGAAAATACCACAATCACATGTGATCGGGATGTGGCGCTGTGGTACAAGGATTACTTTGATGGCATTAAGCCATTCAATGGATCGCCGGAAGGATGGAGGCCATATGAAGCATACGGAAAAAAATCCGCACTATGATAAAGCCCGGCACAAAGCGTGGCGGGCCAAGGGGCTGCGCCGGGCGCATGGCCTGTGCGAGGAATGCAGGCGCTATGGCCGCGTAGGGCCGGATGGACTACCGGTGCCTGCCACGGTGGCGCACCACATCCAGCACTTGGATGAGCATCCGGAACTGGCCTACGATG